TTATAATTTTTTTGAATTAAATTTAGTTTTTCTTTATCTGAAATCATTTTTTATACCCTTCTGGATTAACTGGTCTATCAACATTTCTGTACAAATCATAATTAATATTTGGCTCTGGTTGTTCTAGCACTTCTTTGCAAGCGTTGATTGCATCTGCGTATTGATTTCCTGTAAGCAATGCTTCAATCGCCATCTTTAATGCTTCGTCTTTAGTCATACGCTTTGCCCTATGTATGTAGCCTTGCTGTCCTTAAACTGCACCTCGACAGCGCATTCTTTCCCTGCGTTTCCATTGATTAGCTTATAAAACCCGAAACACATGGAAACAATAGCTATAAGTAGCAACGTTACTACAATTACCACTGCTCTATCTGATTTACTACCGCCACAGTCGCACTCACGACCTTGATTACAGTTTTGGTTACACGGCATCGTCAACCTCCAATTTAATTTTGCCTAAGTATGGCCCATATTGTTTAAATGTTATGTTTCCGTTTTCTAGCCAACCATATACATTTATATACTGTGGCTCTTTAGGCTGTGGTTTAATGCGGTATTCACTACTACTATCCCATCTCGGCATACCTAAAACATCTAGCCATCTTATTTTTAGTTCATCAAAATACTCAATCTCCGCACCATCCGCCCATGCTTTAATTTCTTTGTGCCATTTATGTTGTGCCATCATCTTCTCCCGTAAAGTATTCAATTACTGTATCCAATGCCCCTATTACTTTGGTGTCGTACTCCACGTCGTCGGGGTGGGTTGAGTGCCAGTCAACAATCTGTCTCCTACTTGACTTCAAGTGTGCGCCTACGATTGCATCCAGTATCTCGGCTAACTGCGCTGAGTCTGTTAAGTCTAATGTGATTTTCATTCTATGTCCTCTCTGTAAAATTCTTCTTCGTCTATTATAATACGGTGTGCATCGGCTTTCATTTGCTCTAACACTTCTATAATGCCCTCAAAGGTTTCACTTGCTACGGTTGCATCGCAGTAGCCCATCAGCGAGCCGTCTCGGTTGTAATACACTTCCTTAATTTCATAGTAAGGCGCATCAAATGCGCCATCAAACTTAACTACACGATAGTTCCAACTCATATTACTCTCCTTTAATTGGTGGGGGATGACTTAGAGGACCATTTGTCAGAGCCCTTGTGGTCGTTACCGATACCACCATCCCCCGTAACGGGTAGGCCAATGGCCTAGTTCACTTAACAATCACCGTATGACTTCCCACTACCTGACTCACAATTGACAGGTAACCCGGTAGCCCAATCAGGTGTCCATCTCATACACTCCTCAATGTACTTAGTGGCTTCTTCTACTTCCTCATCTTTAACAACGCACATCACTGCATCGTGCACCGTTAGTACAACTCTATACTTCTTAGATATCAACAACATCTGTTCTGCGATAATACACCGAGCAATGGCTTGGCACACGTTCTCAATAACTTTCCCGCCATATATGCGGTTTCGGCCATATCGACTCTTGTATGAAAACTCGGGGCCTTTCTCACCCTGCACAAACGATAGTCCATCGTACCGCATCAACAATCCTGACGGTAACTTGATAGCCCTCTCGCTAGGTATAACTTCTAATACCCCGTCCCGCCCTAGTACAGCACTGTCTCCTCTTGATATGTTAGCAAGGAAACGTTGCGCTTGAGCCCACAGCCTTCCAATTTCACTGTTAGTACTGCGATAAATATCAATAATACGCCTAGACTCCTCAATCGACACCTCCACACCAAAGTTTTTGAGCTGGGCTTGAAACTTAATAGCCCCCATGCCATACCCTGCACCGAGAATTGTAGTTTTACCTACAAAGCGTTCGGTCTTGTCCACTTCTTCCTCAGGCTTATTGTAGATTGCGGATGCCATTTTCTTATATACATCTTCACCTTTAGCAAACGCCTCAACCAAATCATCTTGCCCTGCTAGCCACGCTAATACTCGAGCCTCAATCTGAGCAGAGTCGGCATCTATAAGGCTATATCCAAATGGCGCAGTGATTGATTTCTTTAGCTTATTAGCATTATCACCCCTACTTGGTAAGTTCTGTAAGTTAATCTTATCCTCACCACCGAACCGACCTGTATGTGCGGCATAGTACTTAATAGGTACGGGCAGTTTCCCTCTACCTGCAATACCAATAAACCGTTCTGTTCTAGTTTCCTCTAGCGTAGACTTAGTGCCTAACCTTGCGGCGACCAAAGTTTGAACGCGCACATCGGGATGTGAAGCCAGTTGCTTAAACTCGTCATCCGCTTTAGAGAACGCCCATGTATCTTTACCTGTGGCAGGGCTAACTTTCTTAGGAGGTTGCACCCCTAAGTTTAATAATAACTCCGCAAACTTGGGGTTACTCATTAGATTTTCTTTATCTGCACCACAGTCTGCTAACAACTTATCCTTTGTTATTTTGATGTCGTCCCTATGCTGGTGTAACAACTCTACGTCTAATTCCAACACTGCATCAATGAACATACGTAAGGTTAAGTCGATAATCTTAAACTCCTGCTTAGGTATCTTCTTACCCATTATATTAAACAGCTTGTATGTCAGTTCTACGTCATTAATACAATAGTCCCCGTATGTTGCTAGTTCCTCGTCAGAGAAATCGGCTCGGTACTTACCTAGTGCATTTAAAACCTCAGTACCTTTCTCACCGATGTTATACCTTTCCGCAAGAACCTTAAGACTGCCCCCAACCTCGACACCGTGAAGCGCACGAGCCATACATAAAGTATCAGCCCAATAACGAGGATTAACGCCCAAGAGCCAATTAAGAATCGCACCATCGAAAGTAGTGTTGTGCGCAACCACCATAGAGTTCGCCCAATTAAATGTTCCGAGCCAGTCTTTGAGTTGGTCTTTGGTACCACTTGCCCATTCTGTTTGTCCATTGTTTACTTTTATAGCTACACCAATAATCTCAAACTGCGGACTCCTGATGTACTCCTCCGTTGTTAACTTCTTAAGAGAAAACTCTCTGTCATAGTACGTTTCTATGTCAACCGTTATTATGTCCATTACTCATCCTTACGGGCATTGTATATTTTCATTATAAGCCATGCCAGTGCAAACACACCAAACACCATACCCCCTAGGAATATAAAAGCCCCCTGTACCCAAGTCATATTTCCCCCTCGTCGTTGTGTAGGTCTAGTTCGTCTATGTCTATCTCTGACTCTTTGCCACTAGGTAGCTTACCAATAATAGATGTTGGGAAGTGGCCTGTCTTGATTACCTCAACTACGCACTCGCCTTTCTTCCACCATACCCATCTCGGCATCGTTCGTTTAATTTTCATCACTCACCTCCGTACTTAGTTTGCAACAACAACTCGCAATAGTGAATTGCTTTCTTGATATCCTCGGCTCCGTTCTTAGCGTGGTGTCGGCATACATACTTAACTATGTTACCCTCTAAGAACCCCAACTCATTAGCCACTATAAACTCTACTGGTTGAATTGCCATTTCAGCATAGTGACTGCCACCAACCTGTCTAGCTAGCGCGTTTTCCTCATCATACATGTCTGTCATTCCGTCGCTCATATCTTTCTCCATATTAAATGTTGTGTTGTCAGTGCAAACAACACCCCTAGCCCAAAGGCTTGCCAGTAACACTGAACGTACTCAACTACTACGGTCATTGATGCGCACCACTAGTTTAGCTAATAGATACTTGTTGCCCATTCTAGCTATAACTTCTTTTACCCTAGCTTCTCGGGCTTCTACTGCCAATGGGTCGGGTGGTGATAGTTTATATAGGCATGAGAGTGTAGAACCCTCATCTGCCATGGCGTCTGTAAATAGTTTCATCATTCTGTTTCTCCATATCCTATGTTGCCGTTCTGTCCTATAACATCGCATCGGGCCTCGTCCCAGTTAAGGGGGCATCCTGTAAAGGCGCATTCCTTAGTAGCACTCAATGACTTACCGCATACGTCGCATAGGGGGGCTTTGTTTTTCTTACCAAATATACGGTCAAAATTATCCTCACCCTGCTTACTGAGAACGCCTTTAGTTCGTATCTTATCCCCTGTTATATCGTTACGTGATGCCATGATAACCCCCTTACGTTAGTTCTGTATATCGTGACTTAGAGTTGCGTCTCCACAAAACCATAGGAGACTTAGTTGCCCCTGCTTTCTCCAATTCACTTGCACTTCGCTCTACTGTTACATCTGCATAGTACAGTTGTCTGCCTTGTGAATCTACCATGTTTGGAGCAGGCTTTGAATACGCAGGTGGTACATAGCAATCGGGTTTAGTGTAGTGCGGTATATACGGGCATCCTCTATAGTTGTATGTTACATAGTATGCTGTATCTACCCCATCACTGTACTTACGCTTGCCGTCCTTAGACTCTTTTACTGGGGCTTCTAGTTTAGGCACTTCGTCTAGCCCTGTTAAAGTTATGGTGTCCATCTTATCTCTCCACTTAGTATTTGTTTAATGTCTTTCATGTTGTCCTCGTTTACAACAGTAGCTATACCCCCTGCTGATTGTATAAGTATTAAGTTCTTTAGCTGTAATGGTGTTGGCTTATTTTTACCTGCCTTGCACTCAATACCAAAGAATTTACCTTCGTAACAACCAACAATGTCAGGCACACCGCTCGCACCAAACCCACCCGTTACGGGGTAGAAGTAGTACGCACCAAGTTCCTTTAGCTGCGCAACAACAACACGCTTTACCTTTACTTCAGGTGTTAATGCCATGCGAACATACTTACAACCCGTT